AGGCGGACAGCATTGTCCTTGCTGTTGGAGGTGAGAATGACATTGCGTTTCTTTCCTGTCAATGTGAGATACATGACGACAAACATCGTGATGGTGGACTTCGCAAGCTCGCGCGACCATGAAATGACTTCATACCATTCGTCATGCGCTATCAGACGGCGGATAGCCCGTTTCTGAAAGTCGGCAAATTCATATTTGGCATAGTTCGGAAAGAAATATTGTATCCATTCTATTGGGTGCGCCTCAAGATATATACGATGCTTCTCTCGTTCCGCCACACTCATCTCCTTGTCAACAGGGGTTGAGCGCATAATGTCCTGACGGTATTTCTCCCAATCAATTAAGGCGTTTCTGTCTGTTTGCTTCATAATTATAGAAGTGATTTAATAAAAGCGTCAGAAAGCTGTGTAAGCTCTTTCGCTTTATCAAGGTCTATCGGACGTAGGAACTCTATGAACTTGGTCTGCACACTGATGACATCGGCAATGCCGACATCAGTCTCCATCTTCCGGATAGCAGCTGACAGCTTGCCGAGAATGTCCGCCTCGGCGTTGCTTGCGAAGCGTTCTCCCTCTGGTTTCTCGGCTATCTTCCTGTTTATCTCGGCTACCTGGCGGTAGAGGTTCGCCACTTGTTCCTCACGTGTGAGCGTGAGTCCGACCTTCTGCTCCTCCCATTTGCCGTCGGCTATCCATCGGTTGACGGAGACACGGGAGACGCCTACACGATCAGCGATTTCCTGCTGTGTGAGGTTCTCCTTCAAATAAAGCGTTTTTGCCCATTCTTTTTTTTGTGTATTGCTTAAATCCTTTGCCATTTTGTATCAATTGTAGTGCAAAGGTGAGGTGTTTTCATAATGTTCGCAAATTGTTTCCGCATGATGCAATTTTGTGATGTAATCATTTGGTTATAAGCATTGTATAATAAATATGAGGTTTGTGAAGTAGCGGATAATCTTCCATCTTTGCATCAAAATTCGCAATGAGCGATAGTAAACTATTAAGGAAACGAAATGGAAGTAAAGACAAAGAAATTTTTCAATATCATCCCGGGTGCAGACGCCTGTAGCATTTTCTTATATGGTGATATTAGTGATAGCTATGGTACTGTAACGAGTGCTCAAATTGCTCAAGAGCTAATGACAGCCACGGCTACTTACAAGAATATTAATATTCGTATAAATAGTATTGGTGGTGAGGTATATGCGGGTATTGCCATTTTTAATGCGCTGAGAGCGAGCGAAGCAAATATTACACTGTATGTTGATGGCGTAGCTGCATCTATGGCCAGCGTTATAGCTCTCTGTGGTAAACCTGTATACATGAGCAGATATGCACGTTTGATGCTGCACTGTGTCAGTGGTGGCTGTTATGGTAATACAAAAGATATGAAAGACATGATTGCAGAGATGGAAAGTCTTGAGGATACACTTTGCGACATGTATGCAAGTAAGTTGGGCAAAGATAAAGAGAGTATAAAAGCTACTTATTTCGACGGGAAAGATCATTGGTTGACTGCGGCAGAAGCTAAGAACTTAGGTTTTATTGATGGTATATATGACGCAGAACCGGTACCGGAAGAGAGCACCCCGGAGCAGATTTATGCAATATTCAATAATCGGCGCCTGGCGCCACAAAACAATGTAGATATGAATTTAGAAGAATTGAAGAAACGTCCACAGTTCAAGGATTGTGCGACAGAAGCAGAGGTTCTTGCGCGGATCGGGCAGTTGGAAGCAAAAGCAAGCGAGGTGTCTGCACTTGAACAGGAGAATACATCTCTGAAAGAACAAGTGCAAACATTTGAGCAGGCTGCCGAAGAAGCAGCAGCAGCCAATCGAAAGACGCTACTTGATGCAGCTGAGCAGGACGGCCGTATTAACGCTGAAACGCGACCTATTTATGAGAATTTGCTAAAAGATCACCCTGCCGACGGCGAGAAAGCACTTGCTGCCCTGCCTACTAAGAAAATGGTCAAGGATACGCTGCCGGGCGGTCAGCCATCTGAAGAAAGTCCTTGGGAAAAGCGTCAACGTGAGATCCGAGACAAATTTCACGGAAAGTTGTAGACACCTTGAAAGATTAACAATTAACAAGATAAACGACAATGCCGATTAACATTAAAAACACTAATTACAATGGCGAGGTGCTTGAACAGCTCCTCACTGTAGCGACAACTAACAACGAGATTGTTAGTAAGGGCCTTATTCACGTGATACCTAACGTGTCAAAGAAGATCTCCATTCCACGTCTGCGAACAAACAAAATGCTTCAGAAGAGTAAGGAAGATCCTCAAGTAAGTGATGCCAAGGGCAGCTTTGATTATTCAGAAAAGGCTCTTGATCCTGTAGACTTCATGGCGTTTGCCGTCTTCAATCCTCGTACGTTTGAGAACGTTTGGCGCCCATTCCAACCGAAGGGTGATCTTGTCTTTGCTGAGCTTCCTCCAAATGTACAGAATCAACTGCTTGACGCGCTTTCAAAGCAAGTACAATTCGAGCTCGGTTTCCACTATGTAAACGGTGAGGCAGGTAGCGATGACGATCATTTGTTTAATGGTATCTTGACACAAGCTGTCAAGGATACGGATGTCGTTGTGGTCAAAACAGAAGCAACGAAGATGCTCGAACGTTTGGCTGCAATTCGCAAGGCCATTCCTGTTGCCATTCGGGAGAACCCGAATTTACGCATCCTGATGAGCGTAAACGACTTCGATAAGTACGACGAAGAGCTGACCTCGCGTGAGAACAAGAATCGTGATGAGACTACGCGAAATATCAAGCGATACAAGGACATTCAGATAGAGACACTCGCTGCCTGGCCGGATGACCTTATCGTAGTGACGCTTTGCAGTCCGGACGCGATGACGTCTAACCTGTTTGCAGCCGTGAACCTGCAAGACGATGAGCATGTCATCAAGATTGACCGCGTAAGCAACATGAGCGAATTATACTTCTTCAAGATGCTGATGAAAGCGGACACCAATATCGCATTTGGTGAAGAGTTCATCGTGCTCGACAAGCGCAAGACGCCGAAGTTCCTTCCTCGCGGGTAAAAAAGTACGAATATTACACAACTATTTAAAACGATAAAAAATGGGAAAGAAGACAGAAGAAAAAGAGGGAAAGGTAACCATCAAGGTAACGGAAGATTTCCTCGACAAGTTTGACAACACTATCTGCTACGATGTCGGCAACGTGCTGGAGTTTGATGCAGCCCGCGCTGAGGACGTCGTGAATCGTGGCCTTGCAGAGTATGTAGAACCTGAGCTGCCACAAGGCTAATGAGCAATCCTGTGAAATTCCTTGTAATCCACTGCACGGCAACCCCGGAGGGGCGTGAGGTAAGCTCGGCGGAAATCCGCCGGTGGCATACTTCGCCCCCACCTGCGGGGCGTGGTTGGCAGCAGGTGGGTTACACGGATATGGTGCACCTTGACGGCCGCATAGAGCGTTTGGTGGATAACAACGAGGATGCGCAGGTAGATTCGTGGGAGTTGACAAATGGTGCTGCGGGCTATAACGGTGTGAGCAGGCACGTCGTGTACGTGGGTGGCTGTGATAAGGCCATGCAGCCGAAGGACACGCGGACGGCCGCACAGCGCGAGGCTCTAAAACACTATGTGCAGGACTTCCATCGTCGGTTCCCTCAAGTGCGCATTGTTGGTCACCATGATCTGAATTCAGGTAAGGCTTGCCCGAGCTTCGATGTGTCGGCTTGGCTACGTGAGATAGGCATCAGGCAAGTTTAATCATCAATGATGTAAAAGACAATGGCAGATACTATATTACAGATTCTGCAATGGGCAATTCCGTCTGGCAGCATCGGTGCTGCCATTGCCTGGGCAACCAATCGCCGGCTACGAACGGTGGAGGAAAAGAAAAAAGTAGAAGATACTTATAAGCAAATGTACGATATGGTGAGTGCTGAACTTGTAAGTGTCAGACAACAAAATCAAGCAAATTATGAGAAAATTGAAGAATTACAGAGTGAGAATGGAAAAACTCGGCGCGCGCTTCTTCGCTTGTCGAGGGCTATCGAGGCTATACAATTGTGTCCTCATCGGGCTGCTTGCCCTGTCAGCAGTGAGTTGTCGCTCGACGAAGACGCTGATGAAGGAAAAACACGTCGAGCGAA